AGAGCCTTGATGGTTGCTGGAGTTCCAATTTATCCAGACCCATATTGCCCAGAAGGAACAATGTATTTTATTAACTCAAATTACCTAAGTTTATACATCCATGATCAAGGATCATTTGTATTTACAGGCTTTGAGTCCACTTTACCGAACTGGCAAATTGGTTACGTTGGTGCAGTGTTAATGATTGCGGAATTAGTTTCTGTAAAACCGAAATCAATGACTCGTGTCACTGGTTATAACTCAATTTCACTATAAGGAGCGTATAACATGGCACTCGGTCTAAATAAGATTTTATTAGCAAACTCTAGTACCAATACTCCAGGCGCATATCCGCAAACGGTGATTATTTCTGGAATTGGTATTGGTAATACTTCCTCCATGAACGCTGGTACATTGGCTGCTCAGTATGTTCCCGCTGGTTTGTATATCATGCCGATTACTGCTGGTGGTAACGTAGCGATTGAAGTGAATAGTGGAACTAACAACAACGTTTGGGCAACTTATATTGCTTCTAACTCTGGTGGTACGGTTCTTTCTGACGGATACAACGTGCGTGCAAATGCAACCGTTTCTAATCAGACATTAACAATGTACACGGTCAATGGTGGTCAAAACGTTTCTGCTACTTTTGTAAGTTAAGGGGAAAGCAATGTCAAATGCAGAATCAGTAGCACAGTTTAACCTTGATTCGTTTAGCAATGGTCGGCTTGCAGTCATTCGTGCAACCCCATTAAATACAGGGGGTAATGCCGTTATTGCCCTTCCTTTATTAAGTGGTGGTTTAACCAATGGTGGCGCAGTAGCAAACTCTGGTGGGGTGATTATTCGTAGAGTTACGATTCAAAACCCAAGTGGAAACGTGGCTGCTGCGAATATTTCTATTTCTGCAACCAATGATAATGCCAACGTCATTGTAGCAAATGTGGTTTTATCAACCTTATCGACCACGGGTAAGTATCAAGATTTAACACCCGCAGCTCCTTATACCAACACCGCCGTATCGGGTGTAGTAACGCAAGCATTGTATGTAAACATTAACACACCATCTGGCAACGCTAATACCGTTGATATTTGTGTGTATGGTGACGTAGTAAGTTTCTAATATTTGTTTGGGGATTCAATGACGACTGTATTTATAACGAATAACACGGATCACGAAGTCTGTGATGGCTATGATGGCAAATTTTACGATTTCCCAAAAGGAGAGTGCGTAGAAGTGCCAATAGAAATTGCAGTCCATGTTTTTGGTTATGAACAGGAAGACAAAAAACCATATTTGACTCGTTTAGGATGGGTAAAGAGTGGAGTAGATTATAAAGAAGGATACAAACTTCTTACTCTAGTTGATATTCAAATTGAACGACCAAGAAAGAACCAATCGTTATCCCCGTTGGTGGAGAGAGTACCCTTGCCTGACTCACATCAAGCGAGGGGAAAAATCCTTAAAGCAGTTTAAACTATGAATACAACATGGCAACCTTACAGAGCTATCTCACCGATGTTCAACGATTGTTGCACGATGCCAACCTTAATTTCTATACTCAACAACAATTAACTGACTATATTAATTCGGCAAGGGAGCGTGTGGTTCGTGACACAGGGTGTTTACGACAAATCGCAGTAACCCAAGTGCCGTTTATTCAAGGCGGGATCCCGACTGCGTGGGCGGCAAACGCCACTGTCACTGCTGGACAGTTTGTTTTCAGTAACATTTTTATTTATCAATATGTCACGGGTGGAACAAGTGGTTCTAGTGCGCCACCGTACCCAGCCTCCAATAATAATAATTATAGTAACTACCCACCTTCTACTGCGTTTGCAGACGGTAGTGCTACTTTATTGTATGTTGGTAATTGCGAGATTATTACTTACGAAAACCTATCTTCGATTTTAGCCACCATGCCGTTGCCGATTTCATCTGGCAATACGGTGCTTGATGTTTTAAATATTAATTTATATTGGGGTAACTCACGGGTGCCTTTAGATTATGCGCAGTGGTCAGAATTTAATGCAAAATTGCGTTTTTGGCAGAATTACATTGGCAGACCTTTAGCTTTTAGTATTTACAGTCAAGACCGCATTTATTTAGGACCAGTACCCGATCAAACCTACCAAATTGAAGTGGATTGTGTAGTGTTGCCTAATGCGTTGAGTATTACAACACCAACTGCCACGGATTCAATTAATGATCCATACAGTTCAACAGTCAAATTTTACGCAGCCTATTTAGCAAAATATTATGAGCAGTCATTTGGTGAAGCTGAAATTTACAAACAAGAATACACAACTCAAATTCGTTCTGTACTCAATTCTGTATTTACTAGACGGATACCTTCTATGTATGGCGGCATGTAAATGGCAAGCGCAGAACAAAAGAAATCCTACAAGGTTGTTAAGTCATTTAAAAGCCTTAACACTAAAGCCAACCGCACATCCATTGAAGATAGTGAATTTAGTTGGCTTGAGAATGTACAACCCATCGGTTATGGCAATCTAAAAATCATTCCAACAGTGTCCAATGCTTTAAATGCAACGGGCAACATTGTCACATTTAGCAGTACAGTCACTACTTTTGCTTCCATCAATTTAGGTCAATACGATTATGTAGTTGGTTTTGAAAACAATGGTGCAGCTCAATATTACAATGTACAAACTTTAGCAACGGGAAATGTGGCGGTTGCGGGGACATTTTCCAACTCTGGGATTACCTATTCGCAGTACAACAATGATCGAATGCTGATTCTTGATCCAAGCAAAGGTTTGTTTAGTTGGGATGGAAACAATACGGTTTCAATTGGTTCGATTGGAACAATTGCTTTAACGAGTGCGGGTAATGCTTATACTTCGGCACCCACAGTAGTGATTTCTGCCCCAGACCAAGTAGGTGGCACACAAGCCAATGCGGTAGCAACGATTTTAAATGGCAATGTTAGTACCATCAATTTATTGACGGGTGGCACAGGCTATACCAATGGCTCAAACGTAACAATTACCTTTTCAGGCGGTGGTGGCTCTGGTGCGTCAGCGATTGCGGGGATTACTACATTTGCTACAGGTACATTGTCTTTTGCGGTAGTAAGTGGTGGTTCGGGTTATGCCAATACGGCAAATACGACTATTTCGTTTACGGGAGGTGGTGGCACGGGTGCAGTAGCTAAAGCAATTGTCCAAGGCAATGCCATTACTCAAGTCATCATGACCAACAACGGTACAGGCTATACCAATGCAGCCAACATTGCAGTCACGATTACGGGTGCGGGTGGCAATACGGCAGTCTTACAACCAATTGTTTCAAACAATCAAAACGTGGGTGTAGCGACATTTAGTGGTCGGGTGTGGGTAGCACAAGGTAGAACAGTAATTTACTCCGCAGCGGGCTATTATAGCGATTTTACAAGTGTTTCTGCTGGCTCATTGACTTTAACTGATTCCACTTTGCATGGAAACTTAATACAAATATTAGCAGCCAATAACTTTTTGTATTTGTTTGGGGATGATTCGATTAACGTGTTTTCGGATGTAAGGGTAGTAACGGGTGGGGTGACTATTTTTACTAACACCAACGTATCGGCATCTGTAGGCACCAAACGAGCTAATGCCATTTTCCCCTATTTTAGATCTGTTCTCTTTATGAACGATTACGGAATGTATGCGTTGGTGGGTTCGACCACATCCAAATTGTCCGACAGTTTAGACGGCATGATTCCAAACATTGATTTTGCTAGTCCTATTTATGCTGGGCAAGTGCTTTTAAATAATATTTTGTGTGCAGCGTTTAACTTTAGGTACTATGATGCAAATTTTTCTAAAGGGTATCGGTATATTCAAGCGGTGTTTTTTGAAAAGAAATGGTTTATCACATCGCAGAATGACAATCTGGCTTACATCGCCACGGTTCCCGTTAGTGGAAAAATCTCGTTATTTGGCACGGATGGTACGACTTTGTATCGTTTGTATAACGACAACATTAATAATGTACCGACAATTGTTCAAACGGCATTGATGCCAATGGAAGACAATATTCGAACGAAACAAGCCTTAAAAATAGGTATTGAAGGCACGAATATTAATTCTTCCGCTATTTTGAATGTCACTGTAGATAGTGAAACGGGTAAGAGTCCAACAATTGTGTTGTCGAGCGTTATTACTTGGCAAAATAGTAATTTTCAGACAATTAGTTGGATAAACGCATCTAGTACTTTGATTTCATGGTTGACAAGCGGATACACGTTATATAAGTCTGACGCACAACAGTATGGTAAATATCTTGGAATGACAATACAATCTAGTAACGAGCCAGGCTTTGCTTATAACGGTTTTGAATTTGAACACGAACTAAGAACGAGGTTTTAAATGGCAGTCCCATATACATTTTCTACGGCATCGCAGTCTATCCCTTTATCGCAATTAGACGCTAACTTTGCCACACCAATTACTCTTGGACAAACTACGGCTGCCCTTGGTCAAACAGTTACAACCATAGTAGGGTTAAACCTTGCTAACGTAAATATTACGGGTGGCACTACAAATATAACCGCCAATTCAATATCTTATTTACAGGGTTCAGCCAATTCTGTTACAAGAACGGTTCAATCAAAACTTCAAGAAACAGTATCAGTTAAAGATTTTGGTGCAGTAGGAGATGGTACAACTGATGATACAACTGCAATTCAAAATGCTATAACTGCTTGTGGAGCATCAAATCAAAAAATTCTATTTTTTCCCGCTGGAGTTTATTTAGTCAGTTCAACTTTAAATTTTAATGGTGTATCTGCTGAAGGTGAGGGATTAAATTGGCAAAGTAATAAAGCAACTGAAATTAGAGCAAATGCTTCTAATATTTTATTGTCAACGCTTACAAACGCTAAATTAAGCAATATAGTTATTAACGGAAATAATCTTGCTTTATGGGGATTAATGGTTAATTCTGTAAGATGCGAACTTGACAATGTTCAAGTGATTAAATGTAAAGAATATGGCTGCATAACAAATGCTTCACAAAATTGCATATTTACAAACCTTAATTGCCGATTTAGTAAATACAATTTAGTTCTAGCAAACGGAACAAGAAATTGTAATTTTTATAATTTTACTTCTTCAGTAGAAACTGCTCCTGGTGGTGGTAATGCTAGTGTTGATTCAAGAAATATTTTATTTTTAATAGATACAAGCAATCCATATTCTTTTGGTTTAGCAACTTCAGTAGTTCAAGAAGGAAATGATCGCCTTAATTTCTTTGGTGGCATATCTGAAACATTTAATTCTTATTCAAATTTTGCCATTGAAACAAAAAACAATAGTGGTTTTACTGGCAATACCGCTGGAAATATTATGTTTTGGGGATATGAATTAGATAGTGGAAAACAAATACTCTTAACTGATTCAAGTTTTACAGGAAAATTTAATTTTTATAATACTTATTGGGGGTGGGCGAATAACTCTACTGCTGCTACCTCTGGAACTGCTGGGTATGTAAATTTTTACAATGGCATCTATTTAAACGGTGGTAATACTTTAACCCAACAAGGCATTACGCAAAATACAAATTATTATCAAGGGTGGGAAACTTCTACTAATATTTTTTCAACAGTTACTTTAAATACTCAATATTATTTAGCTGGTGGCGGTAGCACGGTTACTTTTAATACAACAACAAAAACTTTTGGTGTATCTAGTGGAACATCTGTGCAAGGTGTTGGAGTAATTTTGCAAGGCGGCACTTTAGTTTCTGCAACCCTTAATTCAATTTTGCCAATTATAAAAGTTACTTTTTATGTGTCTAATATTGTTGGTGGAAGTCAAATTTCGGTAAGCGCCGCATTAAATGGATCTCCTTTTAGAAATTTAATTTCCAATGTTTCTGCTGGACCACAACAATTACTTTACAAATGTAGTGGTGATGAAACTGGATCAATAGAATTTGCTTTAAATGGCTGCACATCTTTTAATGTTTCTGATATTAAAATTGAATTAATTTAAATTAAAACTATGGACAATCAAACAATATTTAATGTGTTAATTTCTGCGCTAGGTGTTTTGGCTTTGTGGATACTAAACGGTATTAGCAACAAAATTAAAGACCTTGAAGATGACAACAAAGAGTTGCCACATTACTATGTTTCAAAAGAAGATTATCGAAGTGATATATCCGACATTAAACAAATGTTAAATAAAATATTTGATCGGTTAGACGCAAAGGTAGATAAATGAGAAAGGTTGGTTAGCTCTATCAATATGGAAACGCTCTCCATTGTTAAATTTGGTGACAAAGAGTCACTAGGAGAGTTCTTGTTTGAAAATGGTGTGCAACACCTTTTATTTTGGGAAACATTGACGGATTTAGGTCAAACTTATGCTAAATTTCCAATTACGGATGCAAATGTAGATAACCTCGATGATTGGTTATTGGCTCATCAAGTAGAGCATCAAGCCTTAGCCACTTATTTGGGTTTGCAAAATCCATTCAATTTGTTAGATGTCAATTTTAATTCAGAGAATGATTTTTACGATTGGGTGAGTACGCATTACAACATTCACACGCAGATTGCGAGTACATTAAATTTAACTTGAGGATACAAACATGAGTAGTTCAAACGCATTTACCCCCTTTGGCAATACCGTAGCATTTATTGCATCTACTTCAGCACCAAGCCCAGTTCAAGCGAGTACAGTCGGTGGATCGGGCAATCAATATTTAATTCAAAATGCGGGTGTAGCTACTGTGTTTTTAGGAGTAGGTAGCACTTCAGCATTAGCCAACGCAGCCGCAGCCAACGTCACAACAACAGGAGCATCAATTCCATTGCTTCCTTCAACATCACAAGTATTTACCTTTAATACACAATCGTATTTTACGGGTGTGGCTGCATCAAATTCAACAGTTTATATTACTCCAGGTGACGGAATTTAAACCATGAGAAAAGGTTTAGGCAGACACAATTATAGAAGTGCGGGAGGGTTGCTTCCTTCTTTAATTCTTGACTTTGCTGGAACAAGATCACTAGATTCTCGTGTTACCTTTACTCGAAGCACGGCGGCTACTTATTACAATTCTAGTGGCATTTTATCCACCGCCGCAATTAACGTGCCAAGATTTCAATATAACCCATCAACTTTAGTATCGCTAGGATTGTTGGTTGAGCAGAGTAGTGTAAATCTTAACTATCCTTCTATTCCACCAACATCGGGATTTACATTTTCTGTCAACGTAGTTAGTGCTTTGGCTAATCAAACTACTGCACCAGACGGAACCAATACTGCAACGCAATACAATATGCTTGCTTATGGTACTTATCAATATTCATTAACAACTTTAACAAGTGCAACTACTTACACAGTTTCAATGTATGTAAAAGGCACAACTAATTATGTTCGATTTGGAGTTTGTAATAGTTCTTCATCTGCTGGGTTTTACGGAACCTTTGATTTAATTAATGTAACTGCAACCGGTGGGCTTTATGGATCTGGCGGGTCTTATACAAGTTCAACAATAACTGATGTAGGTAATGGATGGTATCGCTGCACCGTAACTGGCGTAACTGGAACGATGGCAAATAGCCGTTTCGTTTATTCCACATCTTCTACCACAGTGCCAGTATCATATTACGCTTGGGGCGGTCAAGTTGAAGCGTTGGGTTTTGCTACTTCTCTAATAACTACTACTAGCGCCCAAGTAACACGAGCTGCCGACATACCGCCTTTACCTATTAGCACATGGTATAACACAACACAAGGAACATGGTTTGCTCAAGTAAATATGTTATCGACTGCTGGTACACCTAGAATTGTTGGAGCAACTCCATCTTCTAAAGCACCAATGGAGATTTCAAATCAAGCCGCAGCAATGTTTGATAATGTTTTTGGTGTGTCAACCGCTAATACAATTACTGCAAATACAACACAAAAAATAGCAGCCGCATGGACTGGCACTACTGGTCAAGTCTGTTTAAATGGTGGAACAGTAGCGACAGGTAGTCAATTAAATGGCTATTCAGATTTAACTACCATTGGAATAGGTTATAACTCAACTGCAAACGATAATTTTATTAATGGCACAATTGCAAAAATAACTTATTATCCAAAAGCCTTAACTTCTGCTCAACTCCAAACCCTCACGACATAATATGCAAGATATATATCTCTCCTTTACTGACGAATCTGAAGCAAATTCTGTGCTTTATACCGATAATTTACCTAATTACCAAAACATTTCGGTCATTGGTACAGTCTATCAGCGTCCACCTGAGCCAACTCCAGAGGATTATGAACCAATTCCTTACCCAGCACCGAACTATGGTGTCAACATTCGTTTGTTAGATGATGAGGATATTGCGCCATTAAGACCTTACATGGTTTATCCAACAAATCCTATAAGGGTGTGGGCATAAAATGTTGCCAATAAATCCCGCTTCCCCACCCCAAAAAAAAATGGAAAATCCAAGAGATCCATCGGTGGAGAAAATTTCATCACAATTTAAAAATATGATGATTGCGGGCTTACGGTCTTCACAAATGAATCCGATGATTTTTGTTCAACTTGGTGAGTTGGCAAAAAAAACGGTTACTCAACCACAACTTTATCCACAGTTAATCAAAATGGCGATGGATAATAAAATCATTAATGAAGCTCCCGCTGGACAAAAAATAGATTACAGAACCATTTCTCTTTTTGTGATGATGGGAAAAGTTGCTGAAGAATACATGAATCAAAATCAAGTTAATCCAATATGAAAAAAAATGACATGATTGAATTACTAAAAAACTCTGGTCGTGCAAACGATTCTTTAGTCGTTCATTTGTCACCAATCTCTGTTGCTATTTTAAAAAGTCATGGTGGTTTAGAAACTATTAATCCTATTACCGAGTTACCCGAATATTGGGGATGGAGTGATTTTTTTGCCGTTTTTATTCCCGTTGCGGTCATTGCCGTTGCGGTTTTTGCTCCACAATTAATCCCCGCTATTGGTGCTTACATTACGGGTAGTGAAGCTGCTGCCGTTGCCATCTTAGCTACAGACGGAAGTGCGGCTGCGGTAGGTGGTGCTTTAGCTGCTGCGGGTGTTGAAACATCGGTGGCAACTGTCACTGCTGCGGGGGCTGCTGCAACAGGAGCTTCGACTAATGCGATTAATACTGCTGCTCAAGGTGGTTCTGCTGAAGATATTGCAAAAGCTGCGGTAGTAGGAGGAGTTGCTGGTGGTGCGGGCTCACAAGTTGGTTCACTTGCTGCGGAGGCAGTCCCAAGTTTAGGAGCGACTGGAGCGGCTGCGGTAGGTGGTGCGGCTAAAGGTGCAATTACTCCTTCTTTAACTGGCGGTAGTGTTGGTTCGGGTGCAGCGGGTGGTGCAATTGGTTCTGCATTAGGTACAGAAATTGGTGGTGATGCTGGCAAAATTATTGGTGGTGCTGCGGGTAGTGCTGCGGGAGCGGCGGCAGCGGGTGGTGATGTTGGTCAATCAGCAGTAAGAGGTGGTTTAACTGGTGCTGCTGGAGCAGTAGGTAGTGCATTAAGACAAGAGTTTAATCCATCAACAGGACAGATGGAAACGGTAGAAGATACATCAATTTCTCCAACTCCAACAACTCCGCCACAACCAGATATACAAGAACAACAACCAAGTTATGCGGGGGATTTAGGTGAATTAACCGTGTCGGGTAGTCCAGATTTAGTGTTGCCTGATACAACCACGACAAGCAAAGACAATTCTGCGCCAACAAATAAAAGCACAACAAAACAAAATAAACCACAATTAATTTCACCAACCATTGTGCCAAGTGCGGGTTCTCCTCAAGTTTTGTCAAGTGTTTTAGGTGCGCCATCTTCCACTATTCTTGGACAAGCATTACAATCAAGTAGTCCCGATCCATCCACAACTGGGAGTCCCATTTTAGATGGAGATGGTGGAAATGTACGAAACGTGTGGAATACTGAATCCTTAAGAACTGCGTTAGGACTATAAAATGAGCAAAGTTACCAAAGCACTAAAAGCCGACTTACCCGCCTTAGCAGAACTTTTGCGCTCTAAAGGAAAAGGGAAAGATACTATTCTTGCTCACATTAATCCTAAAGAAGCGGCATTACTTAAAAAATACGGTGGTAGCGGAGAAATTAATCCCGATACAGGTTTACCCATGTTTCAGACCGAAGATGATTTTAATGTCCCACCTCCAGCAGAGTCTTATGGTCCATCAATTCAAGATGCTTTACCCGATGTTGAACAAAGTTATACGGGCGCACAAACAGGTGGAGTACCAACCGCAATAATTGAAGATGAATCAAATAGAGGAACGGTAACTCCAGAACAAGCTGCATTTAGTAATCAATATCGTGTTCCATATAGTACCGCAGATATTACTGCTGGTAATTTACAAGCTGGTTTAACTGGTGGTGGTAATTTACCTTTAGCGGGTGTAAATTATGCGACACCTACTGGTCTAGTATCTCCTGAAAATGTAGAACAACCGCAAGTTAAACCAAGTGGTTTCTTAGGTAATGTTACAACAGAACAATTAGTCAAAGCATTAGGACTAGGTGGTTTAGGAGTGCTTGGAGCTAGAAATGCTAATGTAGCGGGCGGTCAAAACCAACAAGCTACAGAAGAATTACGAACAATTGCCAGACCGTATCAAGCGCAAGGGCAAGAGATGATTGGTGCGGCGCAACGAGGTGAATTAACTCCTCAAAGCCAACAAGCATTTCAAGCGGCAATGGCACAGGCTAATCAATCATTGGCTAATCGTGGTGGTGTTGGACAGGCTCAAGTGCAAGCGCAAATGGCTGCTCTCTACGACAAGTTATTGCAAAATCAATATAGCTATGGTTTGCAAGTAGCTAATATTGGTGACAACATTGCGATGGGTGCTATTAAACAAGGTTTAACATTAGATCAGAACTTGCAAAGAACCACACAAAACTTCTACGCACAATTAGCTGCAATTGCTGGTGGTGGAGTTATTGGTGGTACTAGAGGAGAAAAAACTAATGGCTGACGAAAAACAAGTTGTTGAAAAAAAAGAACCATCGACTTTAAGTAAATCTTTAAACATTGGCATGGATTCAATGCCTTCTATGGGTCAGACTAAAGAAGGTCGAGAGTATGCTGCAACGGCAAAGCCTTTAATGGATAAAGCGGCTGAAGCTGCTGGCGAGGTTAAACGTGCGGAAATGACACAACAAGCGGGAGTGTTGGGCGCACAAGCACAGGCATCACGTCAATTCGGTGAAAAAACAAAAGATTTATATCAACAAGCAGAAAACAAAGAATTAGAATATCCACGACCAGAATTTCATCCTACTAAAGAAAACGCAGAATCATTAGGACAATTGTTTAGTATGGTTTCTACTATTGGAATTATGCTTGGTGGTAGTGGAAAACTTGCATCGCAAAATGCTTTGGGCGCTATGACGGGTATGCTTAAGGGTTGGCAATCTGGCAGAAAAGATTTGTATGAACGTGAAGTAAGAGAATTTGATAAAGAATATAAACGTATTCAAGATGTTCGAACCGACATACAAAACAGATTGCAAAAATCGTTGCAATTAGCTTCTACCGACAAAGAAACTGCGTCATTAGAAGCGCAACAAGCCGTTGCTATTGCTGGCACAAATTCTATAGTTGGCGCATTGGTCAATCAAGGTAAAACTCAACAAGCTATTACTTTGTTGCAAACAACAAAAAATATTGATGATAAAGTAAAAGACAGGCAACAACGTGCGCAACAACATGCTGACAATCTGCAAATGCAACGTGACCGTATGCAATCTCAAGAAAATATTGCGGCATTAAAAGCGTCTAAAGAAGGTGTTAAAGGTGCGTTACCAAAAGACGCAAAAACAAAAGATGTCTATGCGGCTCGTTATCAAACAATAAAAAATATTGAAGATATTGAATCTTTATTAAAAGATCCAAAGTATGCAAATTTGATTACTCCTCTCACAAAATTTACACCAGATGTATTAGCAAATTTACAACAAGGTTATCCAGAGTTGTCTAGTAAATTGGCAAGAATTACTGCAATTGAATTTGAAACAGGCGGTAAATCGTTGACTGCTAAGGAACAAGAAATATTAAGTCCTATTTACCAATGGAAAGGTTTGACTGCTGACGCATTAAAACAAAAGTTAAACGAAGCCAAAAAACAAATATCCGAACGGCAACAATTGGAAGAAATTTATTATCCTGGATTTAAAGAATTAAAACCTCAATTTGATGCAATATATGAACAAACAGGAAAAGTTCCCGTTGTGCCAAGTGATGTCGGTGGTGGACAACAATTGTATCAATTAGGTCAAATTATTGAAAGAGGTAATAAAAAATATCGTGTTATTGGCGGCAGTGCAGATGATCCAGATATTGAGGAGGTTAAATGACAGAAAAATTAAAATTATCAGACTTACCACAAGACACAAAGCCAACACCTACAGAACCGCCTCAAAAATTAAGATTATCTGATTTACCGTCAGAACCAACCGATAAAATAAGTCGAACAGAAAGAAATTTAGGTAGAGCGGGCGCTTTTGCAACAGGTCTAGGTGCGGGTATTCTTGGCGCACCTGGTGAAGCAATTGAAGCGGTACAAAAAGCGGGAACAAGTCCTAGTGAATCAAATTTTAGAAGAACATTTGAAATTTTATCTACATTGCCAGCAAAATTTGCAACAAAAGATATTAAGTTACCAACAACAAGTACACTTGAAAAAGCAATTGCACCTAAATTAACAGAAAAATATTCGGACTATACAACTGCTGGAGAACTTGCGCCAGCTATTGTGGGTGGCACATCTTTGTTGTATCAAGGTGGAAAATACGCTGCATCAAAATTACCAAAATTATTAGGCACAGATATTTTCTCTTTACGTGGTCAAGAAAAAGCGGCATCAAAAGCATTGCAAGAAAAGTTGGGTGGTAAAGCAGAGCAAGAATCAAAATTAGCAAATGTAGCAACAACTTTAGCAAGCACCGAAGCAAAAACTGCTGAAACTGCTGCTGAAAAAGCCTTGCGTCAACAAGAATTAGCTAAACGTGAAATACCAGGATTTAAAACAGAAAAAGAAGCGGGTCGTTTTAAACCAATTGGTGAAACCGTTGCAAACATTGGTGATCGTATCAAAGCCTCTGCTGATCAAGTGTATAGCAGTTTAAAAGCAAGACGAGATGCTAACGCTCAAAAATTAAAAACACAAGCTTTTGCAGATGCTTTAAATAAAGAAAAAGCGGGAGCTAGAGTAACTGATACGCAAGCATTTAAAGACGCACAAGAATTAATTAAAAACACTTTAGTCAATCCCGACACTAAATTAGCCAACACAACAGTTTCAGAAATTAAAGAACAATTATTAAAGGTAAAAAGATTTCTAGACCCAAGAGAATTAGATCCCGCCACAGGAATAGTAACTGGCAGACCAGCAAGTTTTGAATCTTTAGATCAGTTGCGTAGGTTTTTAAGAGATCGTGCAAATGGATTACCAGCGGTGGGTTATGACGCAATTAGTCAACAACAAGCGGGTAAATTAGCAAGTTCAGTTGAAAAAATTATGACGGAATTTTCCCCAGGCTTTGAAAGATTTATTGCTCAATATGCGGCGGATTCACAACCAATGCGAGTATTTCAATCTCGTGCTGGTAAATCAATGATAGATGAACAATTGTTTGGTAAAGGCGCAAATTACGCAACAACATCATCCGAGGCGGTAGCTAACAACGTATTTAAAAACAAAGAAAATTTTAATGCTTTGATTGATGCTTTTGGTGGAAACAAACAATTAGCTCAAGCTGAAGCAAGAAAGTTTTTTGGTTCTCAATTAGAAGCAAAAGAAACTGCAAAACAAGTTGAAAGTTTTATACGTCAAAACAGAGAAATGTTGCGAGAAACTGGCGCATTAAAAGACGCTGAAAATTACGCTATTAATGTTAGAAAGTTTGAAAATCGTACCAGTGCAGCAAACGAAATTGCTAAATCACGTCAATTAACCGTAAATCAAAAATCTGCTTTAGAAAGTGATATGGCTACGTTTGAAACACAATTGCGTGGTGCTACTAAAGATCAATTACCAGGAGTTGCTAAAACATTTGCGGATAATTTAGTTAAAAAAGGTTTGATAGACCAAAAAACGTATGGTGACATGATTGCAGAAATTAACCAATTAAAAAATTACGGTGAAGATATAACTACGGCAGTAAGCAGATTAAGAAAAACGCTTTATGTTGGATTAGTTGGGGGAGTTGGTAGTTATGGATCGTATAAAGTTGCGCAACAAACAACGGGGATATAAATAACATGGCTAAGAAAACAGTAGGAATAGATCCATCATTAGAAAAAGCAATTGCTGATTTGTTAAAAGAAGTTCCAGTCAACACGGAATGGACATTAACTGACAAGATGAAAATATTAGATAGAGCATTAAAACTTGAAGCTCTTAAATTAAAAATGACAAATGATGATTGGGGTAGTGGATTTAACACAGATGAAGATGATTAATTGTAGAATGTAATTTTTAAAAGGGGATAAAAATGGATGGTATTGCATTAGTACGTTTAGCATTAGCAGTAATTACAGATCGTTTGTTAATTATTTTGGCATTAACTTTATCGTTCTCATTGTCATGTTGGGCAATGTGGGATCCAAAATACGAGCGATTAGGCGTGATGGCATTTTTTTGTTTTTTCAGTTATCTTGTAGTGAATACAAAAGAAAGGGTTAAAAATGAGTTTAAAACCGAAAGTACAAACGAATAGCACCAATTATCCTCAACACAGATCTCCGCAGATTAACCAACAAATTGCTACGGCAGTTCGACCACAATTGCCGAGAGATGGTTCAAGAGATGGATTAAATACCTCTTTAAAAGGTGTTACTCCAGTAGGATTTACGGGTGTGTGGAATTTTTCTGACAATACCAATACAAAAGATTCTTCTACATCGAAGCCTGGTGGAAAGAAGATTTATTAATTATGGCTTTGGATCCTATCTCTGCTGCGTTAGATTTAGGTAATACATTAATTACCCGAATCTTTCCTGATCCAGTTCAAGCGGATGCTGCCAAATTAAAATTACTTGAATTACAAAAGTCTGGTGAATTAGCGCAAATGACTGCGCAGACAGATATTAACAAGGTAGAGGCAAGTAGTTCTTCTTTGTTCGTATCGGGTTGGCGACCAGCAATTGGGTGGGTGTGCGCCTTAGCTTTAGCCTATCAATACTTATTAAGACCATTGTCAGGTACTATTGCAAGTATTTGCGGAATTACTTTACCGCCATTGCCAGGACTTGATGATAACTTGTGGCAGTTAATGATGGGCATGTTAGGTATGGGTGGACTAAGAACATTTGAGAAACTTCAAGGAGTAGCTGCCAAATGAATCTAACAAAACATTTTACATTAGAAGAACTTACGCATACTGACCACCGTCAATTTGATAATATTCCGAACGAGGCGGAGATGGCAAATCTTCAACGTTTAGCTGAGTTTCTTGAAAAAGTTAAAGCGGTGTTGGATGGCAAACCAATTATGATTAATTCTGCGTTTCGATCTAAGCAAGTGAATGATGCGGTTGGTTCACGTGACTCAAGTCAACATCGACTAGGCTGCGCTGCTGACATCCGTGTGCCTGGCATGACTCCAAATGAAGTGGTTAAAACTTTAATTGCCTCTGGATTGGGATTTGACCAATTAATTCGTGAGTTTGATTCATGGACGCATATTTCTATTCCAAATCATCCTACTGACGCTTCCAGAAAACAAGCGTTGATTATCGACAAACAAGGCACGAGAGCGTATGTCTGATAAGCCTAATCTTTCTGTTGGTCGGGGAGAGAAGCAATCAGTTTCTAAGGGTGGCGGTTTGACTGCAAAGGGTCGTGCCAAATATAATCGTAAAACAGGCAGTAACTTAAAAGCACCAACAAAATCTGGACCAAGACATAAATC